GGTTTTCATGATATTTTATTTATTCAAATTCTTAAGTTTTTCTAGGATGGAGTTTCGATCTGTGAGTATGAATCCCTGACCTTCAACTGGATCCTCGCCGCCCTTATCGCCGTTCTTGCGGTCAATAGCCAACTTTTTAAGTTGTAGATCAACCATTTTAAGTTTTTTATCAATTTTGTTAGTTTTCGCTGTAATTGCAGCGTTCATCATTTGTGCGGCTACTTCAAACATTTTGACGCCGTGGCGTGCTTCAACATTCATACCTAAATCCATCAAATCGTCATAGGCTTGTTCTGCCTTGTTAGCCAAAGCATCTAATTCAGCATCACTGATATCGCCTAAGCCCTTTACTCTAGGCAAGGCAGCGGCAATCTTGTCAAATTCTTCTAACTTTTCCTGTAGGTCAAGTGTAGGAACAGGCGCTACATCTGTTGGAGGCTCTACTTTTTCCGTGTTAGGTGGCAAATTGAAAACTTCTTCTAATCGTTTAGTCATATTCTTACTTATTTCTTTTTACCTGTGTTGACAAACAAATCCGATTCATTTATAACACGAAAGGTAATACCGCGTTCACGGCACCATAATGTGGCAGCATGCCATTTGGCCATGTTCTTAACATACTGTGCTTGATTATAAGCATTTTTACCAACTTTTTCTTTTAACATTTGATTTGCGGGTTTGATCTCAATCATTTCCACATGTTTAGAATTATCTTTGTCAGTATATTTTATTAAAAAGTCTGGAACATAGACAGTTTGTTTTCCAGTCAATGGATCTTGATAAGGAATTTTAACTGGTTCACTGGCCCATTCTTTTATAGACGGATTATTATCACAAAACATACAAAACGTAGTTTCCCAACTGCTACGGCAGTAAGGTTCTTTGGTCCCTATGTATTTGTGTGGGTTCTTGGGTTTGTAATAATCTTGTGCGAACTTTAAGCTCATGCTACAATATTTCGTACTACTTCTGCTTGCGGATTAAAGGCTAAAGAATAACCTAAATAACTTGTTTTGAATCTGTTATTGTTTAGAATTTCACTGACCAACGCAGAAATGTCAATGCTACTCAATCCCTTTAATGTATCTAAAATAGTCATAGGATTATAGTTATCTTTAACGGCTTGTTTCATAATTGTAACAGCAATTGATTCAGCAGATACATTATCAAATCCCTTACTGGTGAAAAATGCTTTCATTGCGTTAAAAGTATTTGCGTTTAATTCAAGTGGAATTGAATAGTAATTATCAAATGCTTGAATTGTAGAATCTGTTTGTGTGATGCTGGCGTATGGAATATTATTGTATGGATTGGCCATATATTATGTTCCTAATTTTGAAGGTGTTGTTTGAGTCGTACCATTGACGCTACTGTTTTGATTGGAGAATCCATTAATCATAATATTAAGACCAGGGCCTTGTGACATAAACCCATTTTGTATCGCTTGTCCCACACCACCTGGCTGATTTCCTTGTGCCGATACTGTACCTAACACTCCGCCTAATATACTGTATCCTTCATTTAGTACACTTGATTTAGTAATATTTTTTGCGTTTTTAACTAGGTTAATAGTCTGTAATGCGGCACCTAAATAATTACCATTATCAATCGACCCGCCTTCACCAAATATAGAACTTGCTCCAGCAACCAAACCACCAGGTCCAAAAATAGAATTTGTTCCTTTGCCACCAATGCTTAACGGGCTTGGTGTAGAGTCATAATACCTTGCTTCAAATGTTCCAGATTCCTGACCTTTTTGTATCGACCCTTGATTATATAGCACGTTCTCGTATGCTATATTCATCTTGCTGTGTAATATTTTGCCGCCTTCTTCTTGATTTAAACTATCGTGCTGCCATTCTGTTACTATGGGATTTACTAGAGTGTATTGTGTAAATTTTTGTTGATGTAACACATAGATATCTATGCTTTTAAAAAACGGAACAGTTTGTAAATTATCAAAACCATAGGCAAAATCGGTGGCGCCATATTTTGTATCACCAAATGCTGCAGGAACCGATACTGAATTAGATTTATTTTGATTAAGACTAGAACCTTTGGCTAGGATACCACCAAACAATGCTTGTCCAATTCCAGATTTTTTTGATTTAGCTGGCGGATGTAGGTCGTTATAACCACCATATGCGCTGTCTGTATAATAATATTTGTAATAATTTTTCCAAAGCCCGGTAGTAATTTCACTGTTGTCATCGTGAAATTCTAAACTAATGGGTTCGTAATTTAAACGTGTTTGTACCACAGTTTTTCTATTGTATTGATTTAATGTATCAGTGGCAATTTTAAATCTAGGAAGGTCGACTTTTTTAACTAGCAATCCAGCATCAACTTTTCCAAATGATGCCCATTGTTGATCACGAATAACACCGTCATTAAAATTAAATGCTACAAAATACAAAAACCCATGTTTAGGAGATCGAGCATAGGTGTTATCAACATAAAGTCTACTGGCATGTTGATAGTCACGCATGTTAGCACTAGGGTTGCCAAGTAGGCCGTTTACTACACCGCCTAGAAAATTTGTGAAAGCATTACTCATATGAATATTTAGTCGCTAAAAAAGCCCGGTATAAAACCGAGCCTCTTTGGGGTAGTGTTTAATTAACCGCCTAGTGCTAGAGAACGTGCTGTACGGCCAATGTTTCTGCCTAGTCCAGTTACGTTACCTGCGCTGTCAACTTGTGTAGCGTTATCGTAACAGATGTCTAACTTAATGTCTAATGGATCTGTTGCGCTGGCATAATCGCCACCTTGATATGTTGCTTTCTTAACCCAGCAACCATCTAACTGGAATGTTTCTAAAACATTTGGAGTAAATGCGCCGTTGCCGCCATCAAGTATTTCAATGATGGTAGCAAACTTGTAATCAATACCAGAAGCAGCACTTGCTTGTTCAAAGAAATCAAATTGTTTTTGCATTTGTTCAGCAACTTTGCCACTTACAGCACCAGTCACATCATCACGCACCATAAGTGAAATATCACTAAAGCTGTGTCGACCTGCTAGTTTAACTGTGCTGTTATACACATTCAATTTAATTTCGTCAAATGTGACTTCAGGGCGTGTTACACTCATAACCTGTTTGGTTAATTCTGTAGTTGGAGTACCTGCCACGCCAAATCCAGTTAAAGTAACACGGAAGCGATACTTTAGCTTTGGCATTAACAACCCTTGAGCACTTGCGCTCTGGTCGGTTGATAATGGTACTGTAAAATTACTTAAACTTGAAATTGGCATTTATATGCTCCTTATTCTTATATTTACGCGGCTAATGAACCGTAGTTACCAGATGCAATAGCACCTGTGTTAAGGATACGTAGAGGAATATAAATGAACTCTACAGCCTTAACTGGCTCAATAGCAATGTCTACGTGTAACTCGCTTCTATCAATTCTAGCAGGTGTGTTGTTGGTTGTATCGCAAACTACAATAAAGTCGTTTAACGCGCGTTGTCCTACTAGTTCTAATAGTACACTGTCAACCGCACCTTTAATTTCTTTACGTGTTTGAGCATCGTTAGGTTCAAACAAATATGGTTTAGCCAAGATGTTCAACTGTCTACGTAAGTAAGCAACTAAACGAACAACATTGATACGATCTAACGCACTAGCAACTTTTGCTCTTGAGTATTGACCCATACATACTAGTCCAGAACCTTGTAGTGTAGAGATTGGATTAATCTTAACACCAGCCAATACATCACGTAGGCTTTGTGGAACTGCTGTTGATTGGAATACACCATTCATATCAACGTATCCAGCCGAGGTAGCATTGATAATGCCGCCACGGTTTAGACCAGCAGGAGCAAACCATTCGTAACTTACTGCGTCACTGTTAACAATAGTATTCAACATCATGTGGCTTGGAGGAACAACAATGGTGTTACCCTTATTGTCGTTTGTTAAACCACTTGGATAGTAGAATGCCAAATAATCATCATAAGTCACAACACCAGTTTCGTTGTTGTCTGTGGCCATTGCTGTGTTGTTACCCCAGTTGCTTAAAGCAGTGCCAGTTGGTTCTAGACGGAAAGGAGTATCACCTACAACAAATGCGGTGTTGCCAATTTCTGTATTAAAATCAACCATATTTTGAACTGCTTCAGGATATCCTGGGCAAGCAATTAAGTTAAATTGTAATGTTTCTGTATCACGGATAGATTGATTTGTGTCAATTAGTGCCTTGAATGCTGAAGTAACTACAGCACGTTGAGCAAATCGTCCAAAGTTACCAGAACCATCTGCCTTTTGGCTGTCAACAGATACCCAACGATCTACATTGTAAGCAGCCATGCTTTCGCCAGCACCATTAACATCATATGGATAACGATCATTTAAGCCGTTGTTAGCGTTAATGTCAATGTACCCTGTTACATATTTCTTAACATTATTACCACTACGACGTGTGTTCCACAAACGTGTACCTTTTGGATACAAAGCTGGGTCTACACAATCTGGATCAACATAATCATATGTCAATAGTGTAGCAATTGAATCTGGTTGTACATCGTCACCTGCTCCGCTCCAACGAGCATCAGCAAATACCCAACCGTTAGGAGTGTGGTGATCTGTAGTATCTTGTAATACCCAGCCATTTACTGTGCTATAAACATAAATGTTTGCGCCATACATGTCCATGTCAGCAGTACTGACCCAAATATCGCCATTAACTAAATTACCATAGTCTGGGCCACTTTGAGTTGTTGGAGCTGTGGCAGAAACAATAGGACCATTTGGATCTGTGTTAGGGAACGCATTTGCGTAACCTTGCCAGTGTGTTCCATTGTTGTACATAATGTCAACTGCGGTATAGTTACTGTCAAACCATAGTGTGCCGTTAGCAGGCGCAGTTGTTGGTTGAGCAGCACTTGATTCATAAACCAATGGACCCCAGCTAGATGCTAGGAACAATCCAGCATCAGCAAATGATGCGCCTTGTCCAGTGAATGCCCAACCATCTGCCTTGGGAGCAGCATATAGGTTAGGTGTGCCACTTGGGATGTTAGTACTAGGATCAACACTATATGCGGAGAAACCAGCCAATGCCAATGCTCCGGAGTGATCATACAATTCAAAATCACCACCAGCAGTATGTGTGATGGTTGTC